ATATATAACATTGATCTTGCTAATAGATACACGAATGTTTCGTACTTTGAAAAATTGGATTCAACTAATCCATGTGGAGAGATTTCGCTACCGTCTTATGGAAATTGTTGTCTGGGTAATATTAATCTTAGCAACATGGTACTTGATGATGGAAGTGATCTCGATTGGAAACGCCTTGCAAGAACGGTTCGAACGGGTATAAGATTCCTCGATAATGTTCTTACAATTAATACTTTTCCCACGGATGAATGTAAAACGGTTGCTCAAAGATCTCGACGAGTAGGGCTAGGTGTCACAGGTCTTCATTATCTGCTAATTAAATTAGGCATTACGTATGGTGGAGAGAAATGTCTAGAATTCTTGGAGAGATTATTCGGAACTATTCGTGATGAGTCATATAAAATGTCTATATACCTAGCTAGGGATAAGACTCCTTTTGCTGAGTTTGATGCCAAGAAGTATTTAAATGAAGAATTCGCAAAAACTCTTCCTGCACGTATTAGAATGCTTATCAAGAGACATGGTATTAGAAACGCTGTTATGCTTACTATTCCTCCTTGCGGTACTATCTCAATGTTACATGGAGTCTCCTCAGGGATTGAACCTATTTTTTCCGCTATGTATAATCGTAGGTGGCGCAGTAATAATATATGGAAAGAGCAATTAGTTGTGGATCCTCTTTTCCAGGAGTGGTATGATGAAGGGAAGTCTTTAGACCCTTTTGTAGGAGCCTATGACGTTGCTCCTGAGGAGCATATCAAAGTACAGGCTACTATTCAAAAGTATATTGATTCTTGCATCTCTAAGACCATTAATCTTCCCAGCACTGCCACCCCTGAGGAATTTTCTCAAGCTGCGTTAGATTACGCTTCTTATCTTAAAGGATTAACAGTGTATAGGGCTGGTGCTAAGGAAGGTGAACCTCTTCAAGCTATTCCTCTTACTAAGGAGAATATTGAAAAAAATATGGGAGTAAAACATGAAGTAGCTGTAGAGACTGCGGAAATGTGTTCCCTTACAGGTGGAGGCTGTGAATAATAACAATGGCTACTTATGAATATGTTTGTCATGATTGCAAATTAATGTGGACTAAAGAATATCGTTTAGCGAAAAATCCCACTAGAACTAGGTGCCCCGAGTGTAAAACCTTGTGTGAGCAGAATTGGAGTAAGTCCATTCCAGTCCACTTTGTAGGAGGCGTTGGGGCAGGGTGGACTACTAAGGGCGGCGGCGAGCTAATGGGTTCGTCGGATGAGATGAACCTTGCTATGCAAGACGGTATTAAAAAACGTATAAGTAAGGGGTATGAGGCGTATAAAGTTTATTCCCCCTCTAAGGGATACGTTGATGACATTGGAGCTAGGCGCATGAGTGATGTGGAGGTCAAGAATAAGTTAGTAGCTTCTAAAAAAGCCAGTGCTGAGGTCTATAATAAAGCGGGAATTGATCCCCACAAGCGATATAAACCACAGTAAAATAAGGAGTTGAATGTACGAGTTCAGTGACAATATCCAACGAGGCATTTTATACCTTCTTAAGTCTGACAAAGATTTCTACCTTCAAATTGTAAACTTAGTTGAGTCCCAATATTTTGAATTTCCTGTCCACGGTAGGATTTTTTCTGTAGTTAGAGATCATTACGAAAAGTATAAGAGTCTTCCTACCGACGATTTTATCGAACAAGAAATCAGGGATACTAAGTCCCAAAAAGAATCTCTTCATGATTACACGGACGAACTTGTATATATTAATCGTCTAGATACCTCAGCCCTAGAGGGTTCAGAATATTACCTAGATTTAATAGAGACCTTCGCTAAACGCGAAGCCATGAAGAATGCTATTAAGCAATCCCTTATCCTTATAAAGGAGGACAGGATGGAGGAGACGGAGAGTCTCGTTCGTAATGCCTTGACAATAGGGCGTACTGTTGATATTGGGCAACAATACTTTTCTAGTATCCAAGATAGGTGGGATAGAACTTACAACGCCGAAGACAAAGATAAGTATAAAACGGTACTCCCTTCTCTTAATCAGTCTCTTGAAGGAGGTTTGGGGGAAAAAGAATTAGCGATGGTTATTGCTCCTCCTGGTGTGGGCAAGTCTTTGTGGTTAGTTAATCAAGCTGTTCACTCTCTGACGGAGGGGCGTAAGGTCTTATACATTTCCTTGGAGATGTCAGAGGATAAGATCGCTCAGAGGTTTGATTCTGTTACGACCTTGATTCCCCAGGCGCAGCTAAAATCTCCTTCCGCCCAGCTTAAAGTGGGTGAAAGGCTAAGTATTTTCCAAACTAACTTTCCCACTAGTCAGTTGATGATTAAAGAGTTCCCGTGTGGTACTGCTACGGTTAACACTATTAGGGCTCTTTTAGTTCAACTTAGAAACTACGAGGAATTTATTCCTGAAGTTATTATTATTGATTATTTGGAACTTCTTAGACCTACTAGGGAGGGACAACATGAATATCAGGCACAACAGAGAATAGCTGAGGAGCTGCGTGGGTTAGCCATGGAAAGAAAAGTGTTGGTATGGACTGCAACCCAAACTAATCGTATGGGGAGAGCGGTAAAAATAATTACCGACTCTGAGTTAGGAGACTCTTACGGCAAAATTAGAACTTGTGATTTTGCGATATCTCTTAACCAAAATGAAGAAGAGTTTGATAATGGTGCTATGAGAGCCTATGTAGTAAAATCTAGAAATGGAAGGCCTCGTTTTACTGTACCTATGACTATAGATTACAATGTTCTTCGTATGTCCGAAGGGGAACCCGATGATGAAGAAAACTAAACTACTCTCCCGCCTCCCCGAAGAACTTAACACGGGATGGGTTACCTTTTCCTTTGTTATTAAAAAAAATCTTAAAGATGATGAGGGTTCTAAGTGCTATGGCATAACGGATTTTAATAGATTTACTATAACTTTAGAAGAAGGAATGTCCGAAAAGGAAGCTCACCATACTATTATACACGAGTGTTGTCATGCTTTAGTAGACACTATGGGCTTGGGAGGCCCTGAAGAAGGTGTGACAGATAAAGTAGAATCTTCAAATGAGTTTATTACAGAAGCCACCTGTAGATCTATTCTCATGTTTCGTAACTTAAATCCAGAATTGTGGCATACCCTGTTTGAGACAAATTATGAATAAAGCATCAGATTTACTAAAAGTTCTAGAAGACCTGACTTGGGAAAATTATGTGGATGTCGCAGATGCGGCCACTCAGTTCGATAAGAATGAGATTGATAACGAGATGGCTAGGCAAGCTTCCGTATATTCATACTACCAAGGCCTCTTGTCTATTTCCAAAAAAGCTTTAGATGAGGCAAATTTGGAATTAACTAAATTTACAGCACAAACTAGAAAACACCAAAAAATGAATTCTCCACTCAAAAAGCTCACTGCTAAAGATTTGGACGATATCGTGGAATCCACCTCTGAGTATGCAGTATACACTCAGAGTGCTACTGATGCGTCTTTTAAATATACCCTATTGAAGGGACTTGTGTCTGCGTTAGAACACAAGAAAGACATGCTAGTGCAACTCTCATCCAACCGTCGCGCCGAGACGAATCTTTACCGATAACCTAAGTTTTTTTCAAATGCAAGAAGTACAAAATAGTCATAATTTACATCTAGTCGGTGGGTCTGCTACCGACAAAACGGCTGATCCTAAATATGTGTGTATCGACATGCTACCAACAGAAGCCAGAGTTCTGTCTTTAGGACTTTCCTGGATTACTCAAGCAGGGTTTGACGCAGCCATGCTTCAAGCTGGACATAAAGTAGTTGCCGTAGACCCTAGTGTTCCTTCCTTTTTTACGGCATGGAAGCTCGGACAAATGTTCCCTAAATTTAGCTTTTTAGCTAAAGCTGTAACAGGGGAAGATGGTTTAATTAAAGTTCGTTATGAAAAAAATAACGAATTTGAAATGGCAGCGGTGTCCTCCCATGACGATTTTAAGGATTTTGAAAAAGAAACTTACCGAGAAGTTGAGTCTGTTTCTTTGGATTCTTTAATTAAACTCTACGGGGGTTTTGATGTTCTGCAAATGAACATAGAAGGGTTTGAATATGGAATTCTAGATTCTATAAAATCTCTCGATATTGCCCAAGTGATAGTTTCGTTCCATCATAGATGTTGTGAAGAGTTTTCATTAGAAGATACACTTGACTGCATAGATAAGATGCAGGATTTAGGATATGAGACTGTAGATATCCATGACATAGATCCTGAATGGGTTCCCAAGCCTAATGAAGAATTAATGTTTATTAAACCATCTTCTTCAAAAAAATTGGTATTGTAGACTATAATACCGTAACTGCCACAACTGACCATAGGAGGTTTTAACATGGCTATTGACTTACATGCCCTTAGGGCAAAACACGCTGAACTAAGCAACCCTGCTGCTTCTAGTTCTTCTACTGCTACTTTTCTCGCTAACTTTCTCCAGCTTGTAGATGGAACTAACACTATTAGAATCCTTCCAGGCAAGGATGATGATACTCTCTTTTACGCAGAGACTAAAATTCATAGAGTCCCTGATGGGGAAGGACAGGTAAGGAATTACCACTGTCGTAAAATTCATAACGAACCTTGTCCTCTGTGTGAAGCCTACTACTCTCTCTGGAAGGAGCCTCATAAGGATGAGGATTTGGCCCGTCAAATTAAGCCTCGTTCACGCTATTACTTAAATGTTGTAAATCGTGATACCCATGAGGTGAAGATTTTGTCCATCGGAGTTATCCTTTTTAAGAAGATTATAGCTGCCATGCTTGATGAAGATTTTGGCGATATTACAGATTTGAAAATGGGACATGATTTTAAAATTGTGAAGGTTATGGAAGGCCAATGGCCGAAGTATGACCAATCTCAACCTCGTCCCAAGCCCGAAAAGGCAGGTAGTGACGCGGAGGTAGCACAATGGATGGACTCCCTCCACGATATTCATGATCTTGTTAAACTAGAAGATTATAACGCTGTAAAGGAAGCGGCACAGGGTTTGTTTCCTAATGTAGAATTTAGTATGGAGAATCCCACTCCTCCCGAAGATGTGAAGGATAAAGACTATCTCCAAAGGATGAAAGGTAAGTAACTATATGTTTAAATTTAGAAATGTTATTATAAGCGTATCACTGATGCTTCTAGTGATGCTGCCTCTAGCCTCTTGTAATGTGATGGATTGGGTTAATAATCAGAACATGGTTATTACCACGCTTGAGCAAATACAGGATGGAATGAAGGGAGAAGCAGTAATTCTCCCTACCGATAAGATTCCAGAAGAGTATAGAACCAGTTGGAAGGATAAGGTGGTCGTAATGGCTCCTAGGGAGTCCTTAAAAGCTAATTCAACCTCGTTCGTACCCGTGTCCTCTGATTCCAGTATGTGGGGTGGGGATGCTATTATGAGCTTGGCGCAAGGTGCCTTGAGTATAGGAAGTACTTTTATTCCTCAGCTTGCAGGATTTGAAGCGATCCTTCTTCTCTTGTTTAAGAGGAAGCGAAAGCACTACGGTAATGCTTTGAAGGCTATTGCTCCTACTGGTGAGGGTATCAATATTAAGGCTGCGTCACAAAGTATTGGCAAGGCTCTTGGTATGGCACACTCCTCTACTGGATCAGGAGAGACTTTCGATAAGGAGGAAATCAAAGCTAAAACGGCTTAGATTTTTATAGAGAGCAACTATAATAGGGGGAGGCATGGTGCCTCCCCCTTTTTTTATACTAAGTTATGGCAAAGAAAAAGCTTAAGATCCTGTGTGCCCCCGCTAACGAGGGTGGTTGTTCCTACTATAGAGTTATAGCTCCCATGAGAAAAATGATGGAGCTTTACGGAGATCAAATTGAGGTGAGATACAATTTGAATCCTCTAGGGATTGTGGAAGATATTAACCTTCTTACCAGAGAGGGGGCAAAGAACGGTCAGTGGCAAGAAGACTGGGATTTTGCTGATATGAAGTGGGCTGATATTGTATGGACCAATAATATCTCTAACTGGGGAGGACCTTACACTGCACGGGTTGTAGGTAAGGCGAAAGAATTTGGTAAATTTGTCCATTATGATACAGACGATCTTCTTACTGAACTCTATGAAGGCCACAGGCTTTACCATGTTTATAAGGAGAGAAAACTAGAAGAGATTACAAAGTTTATTTATAGTCATGCGGATCTTGTCACTGTAACCCAGAGAAAGTTTGCTGAGAGAATCAAACCTTTTTGCGGGGGTGTGTTAGCTATTGTTAAGAATGCTATTGACTATAATTTACCTTGTTGGAATAAGCCCAAAATTCCCACTCCTAAAAAGAAACTAGTAAGAGTTGGATGGGCTGGGGGAATTCATCACGAAGAAGATGTAAAAGAGTTTGCGGGTGTTCCGTCTTTAGTTAATCAGAAAGTAGGAAAAGAGAATGTACATTGGGGTTTTTATGGTTCCCCTCTTAAAAAGAATACTGACGGACCACCTCAGGACGATTGGCAGCATGAGGTATGGAAAAACTATAAGAAGATTCTTTTGCGTGGGTTTAAAGGGTCCCCTAATTGGCAAATTTATAATGCCCTAGCTCCTGATGCGTATGGAGGGTTATATTCTAATGTTGATCTTTCTATAGCTCCTCTTCAAATGAATCCTTTTAATGACTCAAAATCTGAGATTAAAGTAGCTGAATGTGGTAGATATAAAATTCCTCTTGTTGCTTCTGACGTAGGATGCTATGATGAGACAATAGTTAATGGGGAGACAGGTTACCTACTCCCAGCTAATGCTACTAAATCGGACTGGGCTAAAGTTCTAAGTAAATGTGTAAAAGATCCTAAACATGTAAAAGAAATGGGAGAAAATCTTTTTAAGGTAACGGAAGAATATTTTGATCTTACTAAGGTAGTAAAGCATAGATTATCACTATACCAGGAAGCTATGTGCTTATTTAACGACAGTAATGCAGAGGATGTAGAAATCTCTTTTAATACGGATTGGACTTTTGATAACTAAAACAACAGTAGTAATAAAAACGATAGGAAGGGCTACTCTGGATAGGGCCGTGCAGTCTGCCAAGAGAGAAGGCTTTGAAACCTTGGTGGTAAGTGATGGGGCTAAGGCTGGGGGTGACCTAGATTGTGATAGGTATATAGAGTTAGGAAGGAGATGGGGGTATTACGGAGGCATGGCAGCTAATGTAGGAGCCGCTCTGATTGAGACTGAGTTTATTACTTTCTTGGATGATGATGATGAGTTTGCTCCTGGCGCAGGAGATGTAATTCGTCGTAAGCTTAGAGAAAGGCCAGAGGTAGATGTGTGGGTAGGAGGGGTACGTTTTAACCAAGAGATAACTATAAATGGGCCCGTTGGGGAACCGCCTCTCCTGTGTTCCCGAGATTTATGCATGAATGGGGAGCTAGGGGTTGTCCCTGGAAATGTGTGTATGCCAACTTATCGTACCTCTATTTTCCGTAAAATTCCATTTACCGATTCTGTTCCCCCTGATGAACAACCGCTTACGGATTTTCACCATATAAGGGCTTGTTGTGGGGAAGGCTATCATCTTGATTGGTTTGAACACCTTATTTACTTAGTGAGGCCCGCAGCGGGTGGGGTTAATGGAGAGGGCCAGTGATTAGCGTAATTTGTTCTAACTATAATTCTTCTAAATGGATACAGAATTATTGTAAGTATATCAACGCCCAGCTTCTTCACACATTTGAATTAGTTTTTATAGATGCTAATTCTACAGATGATTCTTTACAGCAGTTCAAAGACTTCCCTTTTAGGGAGGGAGTAGAAATTACTATTATTCCCCTTGATACTAGAGTTACAATTTATGAAGCGTGGAATATAGGAATTGAAAAAAGTAAGTATGATCATGTTATAAACTATAATACTGATGACAAGCTTTTTGGGAATGCATTATTAACTTTTAGATCGTATCTTTCTCTTTACCCTCATATAGATGTTTTATATTCTAATTGTTTTATTAGTGATGATTCAAATCATACCAATCTTATTAGTTTTTACAACTGGATGGATGCTGCTAATATCCAAAACTTGATACAGGGTTGCTGTTGTGGGCCTTTTCCTCTACTAAGAAAACAAAAGGTAGTAGATTGTGGGATGTTCGATCCCAGTTTTCATATATCAGGAGACTATGAAATGTGGTGTAGAATGCATTCCAAAGGTGCTAAGTTCCACAAACTAGACGAAGCTGTGGGAGTTTATTACCGTAATCCTGAAGGGATGAGTACTACACCTAATATTGATAGACATATAGAACATGTTAGGCAGGACACTCTGATTAGGCAAATGTATTCATGAAGCAGTTCTGTACCCTATCTGATAAAAAATATCTAAAGCAGGGAAAAGCTTTAATTAGCTCTCTTAAAAAGGTACATCCCCTCCCATGCGAGTTATACTATCTATGTTTAGATGATGAAACTTATAATGAATTAGAAGGAGAGGATTTTGTTACAAGAGTTAAGTTATCAGAAGTAGAACAGTATAGGGAGAGTA